TGTTTATCTGGCGTCGGGCTACGGCCCGGCCATTACTTTCACCGGCGCGACGAATGCTGAGCACGCGGTGATCACCGTCAGCGCCGCGGACGATATTGCGGTCGGCGATATCGTTCACGTGAACTGCAACTGGTCGGGTATTGATAACGTTATCGCGAAAATCGACGCGATTGCGGAGAATGCTGTCACTCTTCGCAACATCAATACCACCAACAAAACAAATACGCGGTGGGTGGCGGTTCCGGGTCTATTCGCAAAATTGAAGAATGGACCGAACTGCCACAAATCACCGAGGTATCGAAATCTGGTGGCGATCAGAACACCACGCAGATTCAGTTCCTCAGCGATGATCGCCAGCGCAACCTGAACACCTATAAATCCGCAGTCTCGCAGACCTACTCGATCGCGCATGACTCCACGCTCCCGGTATATCCATTGCTGCGCCAGCTGGACGAAGACGAAGAGACCGTGGCGGCTTACATGTACGTGCCGAAGGCGAAGGAGAACCGTTATTGGGCGGCCACGGCATCTTTTGACGATACGCCGACTACTGCGGTTAACGAGGTAGAGACAGTGAGTGTGGTGCTGAACCTGCAGTCACCGGCGATGACGTTTTACAAGGTGACTGACGCTGCCGCCTGACCCGTCAGAGCTTTCAATATTCTATGCCTCCCTTTGCGGAGGCTTTTTTTCGTAAGAGGTATCAATGGCGACTAAATTCACCCTTCAGCCCAAACCAACCTTCAAGGCCAACGTCTCGATCCCGCGCGCTGGCGATGAGGATGGCGTACTGACCTTCACGTTCAATCACAAGCCACTTAAAGAGCTTGCTGATCTTGAAAAACTGGAAGGCAAAACCGCCACTGATTTTCTGATGGAAATTATTTCTGGCTGGGCGCTCCCCGATGCATTCAACGCGGAAAATCTGTCGGTGCTGCTGGAAAACTATCCGGCTGCAATGAAGGCTATCCCTGAAACCTACTATCGCGAACTGATGGGGCAGCGCGAAAAAAACTGATAGCGGTTGCCTCTGCATTCTATACGCCTGAACCCACAGCGGCAGACTTGGCACCCTATGGGCTTACGCCGGATGACTACGACGATCAATACATCGACGTATGGCCAGATGTATGGCCTTCTTTCCTGGTGTTTCAGGCTGTCAGCACGCAGTGGCGCACGGGCATGGGAGGCGCATCAGGGCTTGATTACAACGTGCTGCCCTGGGTGATGCGCCTGCACCACGTCGACGACGAGGCAACCGCGCTTTCGGACATCCGAATCATGGAGAGCGCAGCACTAAAAGTTATGCATAAAGAGAGGGCGGAATGAGTAACGACATCGCCACGATTTCCCTGCGCGTAAATACCAGTGAGCTGGAGCGTGGTAACCAGGCACTGGATCGATTCCAGGAGACCGCGTCCGCCGCTGCAGGTAAAGCGGATGACCTGAACAGTACGTTCCGCACCGGCATCGATAACCAGAAGAAGAACAGCGAAAGCCTGAAGCAGCAGCGTCAGGAACTGCAGAACCTGCTGAATAAAATTAGTCCGGTAAACAAGGCGCTGGATGAGCTGGACACTATCCAGGAGAGCCTGGCGAAATTTCGCGGTAAAGGGCTGGTGGGAGACGAGGACTTTACTCGTTACAACAGCGTGCTTGAGACGACGCGGGCAAAACTGGCACAGGTAATGGAGTCTGAGACCGCAGAGGGGCGGGCTCGCATTGAACAGGCTCAGGCAGCGCAGCGGGCAGCTGCAGCGGGCAAAACCTTTATCGATTCGCTGGAGAGCAGTCGCAGCAATCGGGAAAACGCGCGCTGAACTGTTAGAGCTAAAAGCTGCCCAACTCGGCGTATCCGATCGTGCTGCCCCAATGATCGCAAAGCTGAAAGAGCAGGAAGAAGCATGGAAGTCTGGGGCTATCAGCGCGGGCCAATATCGCAATGCTATGCGTTATCTCCCGATGCAAATGACCGACATTGTGACCTCACTGGCTTCCGGTATGCCGGTTTATATGGTTGCTATTCAGCAGGGCGGTCAGCTACGTGACTCGTTTGGCGGTGTAGGCAATGCGCTGAATGCGATGTTGTCGATGGTGACCCCTGCCCGAGTGGCAATTGGCGGCCTGGCCGGTGCTGTACTGATTGCGGCCAAAGCGGGATCGGACTACTTCACCGCCTACGACGAAATCAACAAGGCCATTATCAGGACTGGCAACATTGCCGGCACGTCAGCGCTCCAGATCATGGCTTCCTCCCAGTCTATTGCTGCCTCTACTGGCGCTACTGTAGGTACCGTTCAGAGCTTGATGACTGAGCTGGTTGGCATGGGATCGCTGACACAGCAGCAACTTGAAAAAGCAGCGGGCTCCACGGCTCTGGCGGTTCAGACCGGTATAGTCTCGGCGCAGGACATCACCAAAGACCTATAAGGACATCGAAAAAGACCCTGTTAAAGCGCTGCAAAGTCTCAACGAACAATATAATTTCCTGACCGTTTCACAACTTAAGCATGTTGACGATCTGGTTAAGCAAAAGGACCAGACCGCGGCCGTTACGCAGGCTATGGACCTGTTTGGCGATACGATGGCAAAACGTGGAGAACAGGCTTACGACTCGCTGACGCCGTTTGGTCGCCTGTGGCTGGATATCAAGGGCTGGGCGTCAGAGGCCATGCAGAGTATCGGTCAGTGGGTAGCTGAGCTGGCATCAAACACACTGAAGGAATTCAACGCAATTTATTACAGCGTTGCGATCGTTTTCCAGAAGCTGAACCAGATCATTTCTTCCTCTATCGCTGCCGCGATTAACCTCGTTCCCGACTGGGCGAAAACAGATACCTTGCAGGGATGGCAGGACTATAACGAACAAATGGCCGGCGCTTATGGCGACAGCATTTCTCAGCTGAAAAAAGACTGGGATGCGGCTGATATAAGTGCAGGTAAATACCTCGATACGACCAGAAAGATAAGTACCGCAACCACCCAGAAGGATCGGGAAGGAGTCGCTTCTTTTGGTAAAAAGACCAAAACCGGAAAGCAGGGCACATTATCGGCTGGCGATCGCAGCACGGATGCTTCCCAGGCCGAGCTGCTGGCGCTTCAGGCACAATTACGCGCGCTGCAGCAGCATAAAGGGCTGAACGACACTATCAGCCAGCAGCGCAAAGATCTGTGGACGACTGAAGCGAAATTTCAGGTGCTGGAAGAGGCCTCGCGTTCACGTTCACTGACAAAGCAGGAGCAATCCCTGCTGGCCAGTAAAGACCAGGTGCTTCAGTTGGCACGGCAGAAAGCACTGTTAGGTGATCAGATTACCGCACAGGAACAGCTGAACAAGCGCATGGATACCTCGCAGATATACGTCACTCAGATTGCAGAGAAGCAGGCTGCATTAGTGAACGGTTCCGGGATGAGTGACCGTCAGGCACAACGTGAACTCGCGAAAAGTCAGCTTGCCGCTGGCTGGAAGAATGTTGGAGGTTCGCTTGATGATGAGGGATACCAGAAACAGCTTAAAGCGGCGAATGATTACTATGAGGCAGAGGACAGGTTACGTGGCGACTGGCTGACCGGTGCGAAAAAGGGCTGGGTTGAATTTGAGGACAGCGCGACCGATGTTTACTCGCAGGTTCAGACGATTACCAGTAATGCTTTCACCGGGATGGCCAGCACGCTCACCGACTTTTTTACTACTGGTAAATCCAACTTCTCAGACTTCCTGACTACCTTTCTGAAGGGCATCGCCCAGATGCTGACTAAACTGGCTCTGGTTAATGGAATGAAGTCAGCCTTTGGTGGAACGGGTATCGGGGCGTTCTTTGGTTTTGCCGGCGGTGGCTTGGTTCCCGGTTTTGATAGTGGCGGCTACACCGGTGATGGCGGTAAATACCAACCGAAAGGCGTTGTACACGGCGGTGAGTTTGTATTTACGAAGGAAGCGACTAGTGCATTGGGTGTGGGCAATCTCTATGCGCTTATGCGTGGAGCTCAGGGGTATGCAAACGGCGGCTATGTTGGTCATGCTTCGATGTATGGGCTGCAATCTTTGGCAACTGGCGGTGTAATCGTTCAAACGTCCGTGGTCGTTCAACACCAGAACTCTAAGCAGCAGACTTCTGGTGACAACGACACTATTTCCCGGGCTTACAAGCAGACCATTGATCAGTCAGTACGCGCAGGTATTGCCAAACAACTTCAGCCTGGAGGTCTCATCTGGAATGCAACGAAATCAAGATAAAGCACCTCAGAGGTTTCAGTCGTGGTATCATGAAAGAAACCTTTCAGTCATTGTGGCTTTAAATGATGAGGTGTAAGTGATGCTTGAAATTTATAAGAAGTACGAGCAAGACCTGGTTATGGATACTGATCTACTATTACACGGGATGATTACCGGAGATTTATATGTAACCAATGGCCATTTTGCAAAGATCCATGGGATGGTTACTGGTCATATTTACGTTGAGCCAGGTGGTAAAATCGTTATTTATGGTATGTCTACAGGTGGCTTAACAAACCGTGGAGGCATAATTGAAATTTATGGTTCAGTTACCGGAGGGTTACATGAGGAGAGCGGAGACACTCTAATCCATCCGGGTGCGAAAATCGGTTAGAAGTTCTTTAACGAAGTTATGATATTTTCGAACTAATTATCCACATTCTTAAGTAATATAAAACTATAATTTTATTATTTATCTGAGCAAATATATTGGGAAAACAAGTAGGTAATTATGTACGGATAGCCATTTGGTAGACATTCTGGAAGAATTAAAAAATGGTGAAATTAATCATAAATTATCTTTAGCTTCCTTGACCCGCTTCGGCGGGTTTTTTTATGCCCGGAGAAAGCATGGCAATCGAAACATTCGCTTGGCGAACACAGATACAGGCGGGAATGGAAGGGTCGTTCAGCCTTAAAACGCGCTCTGCAAGCTTTGGCGATGGCTATGAGCAGATCGCC